GGGGGAGGAGGTGAAGGAGGAGGGGGTAATGGGACTACATTTGTTTGAGTGCTTGTCGTTACTTGTTGAGTTGATGTAACGTCTGTTGCAGGTCTCGCTTCTGCTGCTGCTTGAACATCAAATCTTGGTCTTCTAGTAGATCTGATAGTCTCTTGCATATTATTCAGTGTACCTTGAGCAAAGTATTGCTCTTCACCAAAGGTTCCTGTCATACCACCAATATTACTATTGGTTGAACTACTTGTTAATCTGAATAATTTAGTTCCTACTTCAAATGATGGATTAGAAGGAACATTTGGATTAGGAATATAGAATGATCCTAATACTGTTCCTACATGATCAGAGAATAATCTTATATCAGTAATTTCTGCTTCACCATTAGAACCACGTAATCTCATTCCTGTTCTTATAAAACCACTATAAAGACCCTGAGTATTATCTGCTAAAGATACAGTGTCTATATTAAGAAGAATTGAAGAACTAGAATATGTGGCAGGAATAGTGTATTGCTCATTATACGGACTTGTCGTAAATACGTCTGTTGGTGCTGCAATTGGTCCTAACTTATGATTAGATGTTGAAACACGGAATGTTATTGCAGGAGTAGACTGACTTACACCAGTCACAGTTCCTGTTGCCATTGTTCCAGTAACTAATTCACCAACTTGGAATGTACCACTTATCATCCTAATTTCTAAAAGTTTAGGAATGACGAATGAATTTACATCTTGTCCATCAAAGAATCCATAAAGTCTTGTTAGTGGTTTGAACTTACGTCCAGTAAACTCAATATTCCTAGACCTCATAAATGCAATGATAGAGGTACTTACTACTCTATCGCCTTCATTTATCGTATCTGTTACTTCACTAATTCTAAGTCTTTCACCAGACCTATTAGAAGTACCTGTTCTAGTAGTAGTTGTAGTAGTTGTAGTTTCAAAATTATTTGTAGTTACAATCGCACTTCCGTTATTACTAGAAGAAGAACCTGTTTGTACTGTATTACTTGAAGTACTAGCACTAGATCCTGTCCATGTAGTATTCCAAGCACCCCATCTAACAGGTCCTAAACCTGTTTGTGGGTCATAACCATCAAATTCTAACTGTCTACGTGTCTGAGTGTAATTATCAACTTGAATCTGTTGTGGTGCTAATCTAACTTGGTCAACCCAAATATCAGATGATGGGAACAGTATAATATTACCTGTGTAAGTTGTTACTAGGTATGGTGTAACATTCTCAACTCTAGTTGCATAAACTTGCTTGATCGCTGGTTGAGGATCATAGTCTAGTGTCAATAACTGACCTGTCCTTTTAATACCAGATCCAACCAAATCAGTAACAAATCTTGGGTCTGCAGTTGCACTCGCTGTGGTTCCAATTCCTATTAAAGACTTAGATCCAATCAACATATCAACTTCAGTAGTGAAGTGTGTTGGTCTTAGTTCTAGGTTTATTGGGTCAACACTATTAGTTACCTTACCAGGTTTTAACTGTGTTGATGTTCCTGTAAAATTATCAACGTAAATACCAGATTTAAATCTTGTTAAACCAGCATTATCAGGAATAAACAGACTTTCTGTATTAGATTCTAGAAGAGAGAGTGCAGTATAGTACTCTAAGTTCTGGATTCTATCTTCCAATAATGCAATATCTTGCATCCTATATCTCTTGTGAGATTTAAGACGGACTTCTACATTCTCAGCATTACAGATATATGGTGGGAGGGTAATATTTGCAACTTCTAAAGCATCCTCAATAGGTATTGGAGGTAATGGATCATCAGCAGGAATACCCTGAACTAATTGGAAATCTCCACCTCTAGTTAAATATAATCTATCAATTCTTCCTTGATAATAGGAATACTGAATTCTTATGGACTCATCTGATGCTAAAATATTTTTAGCAGAGTTAGTAGCATTAGAGAATACTCTTGCATTAAACTCAAATGGAGATAATCCTGTTGAATTTAAATCAAAATTAGTTACTCTAGGTCTAATATCAATAACATCAGTTAGTTTTGTTCCTTGTCTAATACTAGGTAATACACAGTAGTCAATCTGATCATAAGAAGAAACTGTAGTAATATCACCATCATCCGTAGAGGCAAACTCTGCAGATTCAAAAATAACTCTTAGTTTTTTACGAGGATCTTTACTGTTTGGTTTTCTTACCAATCTAGAATAATCACAAATAGTATCTCTTTGTCCACCATCTAAGACAAATCTTTCTTTAATATCAGTATCACCTGGATCAAAATCGTTAATAGTTCCTGAAATTCCACTTTCATTAAATTCAATCTGTTCATTCAATTCTAATCTTAAATCACTAAGATATACAAATGCTGCAGTCGTACTATTAATTCGTTCAATGTATATACCTATAGCACCAGTTGTTTTACCAACAAATTCTTCACCCGCAACTAGATCATCAACACGTCCAGTAGGACCATTCATATTGAATAAAGTAACTGTTGGTAGTAATGGATCAGCAATAGCACCAGATTCAAATACACCATAAACCTTGGTTACATCAGGTTCACCAAGACAAATTTCTTTATCCTGAACTCTTAATCCATAACCATAAGAACCATAACTTAATCCATCATTTAAGGATGTTGTACCAACACCAGAAGTTACTAATTTTGATTTATTAACAACAATAGAATTAGTTCTAACCTTATTCTTAATTTTGTTTTTAATATTAATTTTTTGTAGTGTAGCAATTAATCTTGCAGATCCAGCAGTAGCAGATAATCCAAATACTCTTAATTCTCTACCACCATTAGTAAATCGAAGTTTATCTGCAGTTAATTCTTCAGTAACACCAGCATCATTAACTAAAACATATCTTTCTTCATCATAAGGTAAGAATGTCTCATTTTGTGCTGCTTGAACTGTATTAGTGGCATTAGCAGTAATTGTTACCTCATATTCTTTTCTAATTGTAATAGAAGACTCTGTTACATCAACATCTGAGATCCACTTCTTAGGAAGAGGTGTATATAAGGTGTTGTCTGTAGAAGACTGAAATTTAGATCCAAGTAATTTAAAATCACTTACATTTGTTTGTGTTGTAGGTAATCCACCATCACAAATACCTGCTACAGTATTGATACCAGCAATTCTAATTGAATCACCGTCAACAATAGAATCAACAAGAGCAAAAGATCTAATTGGGGATGCACCAGTATTAACTGCTGGGTTTGTATAAGATATAAGATCACCAACTTTTATTTTCTGGAAGAATGAAATACCTGTACTTGTAACGGTTGATAAACCAGGTGCTGTACCAATTTTAGGAGCAATTTGACATGATCCAAAATTAAGTTTTTCCTTATGTTTAACATCAGCATTAAATGTACCAACACCAACAGAACTATTAATAGATTTTACATCAGATACTGAATACGCAGTTACTGCGACAGCAATTCTATTATCATCATTACCATTAAAGATTAATTTCTCACCTGGTGTAAAGGAACCAACTGAGTTATATGCAGTAACAATACCAGTACTAGTTGCATATCTTAAATGAGCAGTAGCACCACTTGCCTTACCTTTAATATAAGTTGGCAATGTTAAACTTGCTGCTTGGTTTAATGTAATCTCAGTATATGGTTGAATATCATAAAGTGTAATATCCCACTCATTAGTTTGAGGTAATGCTGAAGAATATGATCCAGACTCTAGAGCATGATCATAAACTCTTGCAAGTCCAATCTCTTTACCACCTGCTACATGTCCACTAACACCAATTCTTTCATCTCTAAGACTAATATAAGATGTTGTAGTAAATCCAATCTTTGGAGCACCATATGCCCTATTAACAGTTAAAGTTGGACCAGTGTAATAGTTTACTGCTTGATCTTTTAAAGTTCTCTTGGTTCTTGTCTTTTGAAAATCAAGGTATACAACATTTCTTACAGGAACTTCAAATCCCTTGATAAATGCTTTACCTGGAGAGATCTTATAAGTACCCAAGGCATAACTTGGTTTATTATTACTATATGTTAGTTGATTTGAATTGAATACACCATTATTACCTTGCTTATCATTTAATGATTCTTTTGCTGAAATTTGAAATGGTTTAACATAAAAATCACCAGCATGACTATATGTTCTTCTTGCTAACTCGTCACCAAGTTCATTATACTTAATTTTATCATCAATATGAGATATAGATCCACCACGAACAATCAATAACTCAACAAAATTCTCATTTTTTTCAGAGTCTAATGATTTTTGAACTAATTTTGCAGTTACCTTTAGTCTATCAGCACCAGGAGCAGCAAAGTTATTAAATCCTTTAGCATTATCAGTAAGAGTAGTATCTTCACTTGAAGTAATAACAGTCTCTTCAATCTCTAGTCCAACTCTTGCTGTTGGACTATCACTACGTGCATCTAAGATTAATGTTTGAGCTTCAACTCTTATAAATTGACCTCTTATAAAATATACACCATCAGATAGGAATACTGCAGATCCAACTGATGACGCATCTGAAGGAGCAGTTTTAGCACATCCTTGCCCTGCTTGTAATGTTATATTAGTATCTTCTGCTACTACGTTTTCATCAAGTAGTAGTGATTCATCATCATCAAATTGCTCTTTATCATTAACACCCTGACCAAGATAGGTCACTATCATTGTAAAGAATCCTCTGTCGGATGCTCCATCCATAGTGCTAATAATCTTAGCCTTTACACCAGAATTTGATCCTCTAACTATTTGGTTAGTTAAAAATCCCCAATATTTTGTAAGATCTATACCAAGAAATGTTTTTTCAACTTCAACAGTAAAAAGTGTATTATTATAATTAATCTGTCCAGGAATTACACAAGAACCTTCCTTAAACAAGTGAGTTCCAACTTGTTCTATTTGATTCTGAAGAATAGACTGTAAAGTTGTTAACTCTCTTGCCTGAATTGGCAATCCTGGCTTGAACAGTACTTTATGAAAGTCTTTCGTAGCATCAAAATCGTCAAAATAAGGCGATACATTGAGATTAATTTCTTGTGCCATAATTGTCGTGTATTACCTTAGAATTGCAAAATAACCTTAATATCTTCTCGCTGGTTAGCAGATCTTGTGATTGAAGGTCTGTTATCAACGTAGAGCACCGTGCCAGTGTATTTTTCTACTTCAGGATTTGCAACACCCTTAATAAAGGTTTGTCCCAAATAATATGTTTTATTATTTATCACTGTACTTATACCTGGATTACTAGCAGATCCAAACCCTGAATCTATGTATAAGTCTTTTGTACCACCTACAATTTTCAAATTACCACCAGTAGTAGGTGTACCATTAAATTTATTTAATTCAAAACCATAAGTTGGTGCTGCCTGTTGAGTACCATCAGTATTAAATCCAACTAAAGATCTATCCTGCCAATATCTAAGAACACCAGTAGTTTTATCATAAGATACAACCCTTCCAACAGCAGTTTGTCCAGTTCCAACTTGTTGTGTTATAAAACTATTATTTGTAAATGTAGTTGTTTTGTAGTCATCGTCATTAGGTGATAAACCCTTTAATACCAATCCTTGAAGAGCACTTGCTCTATCATCTGTAATTACAGAAGTAGATTCATATGATTTTGGATTCTCAACAATTCCAATCCTAGCAACTTTTGTTCCTGTAACAAAGTCGGGGTTTGAATCATCATTCTCAATTCTTGAGAATATTAGAACGTTTGATGCACCCAATTCTTTATAAATGTCATATCCATGACCACCTTGAGGTGGCATTATAATATCAAATATAGGAGTTGTACTACCTGTTGGAACATTACCTCCAACTAAATCAACAGATCCATAAGTATATCCACTACCACCATTTGAGATTGTAATTGATTCTACTTTAGAATCATTGTTAATAGAAATTGTACACTCTGCACCTGTACCATCACCCCTAATAGGAACTCTGGTATATGTTGTATTAGGTGGACCTACTAAGAATCCTCTGTTGGTAATAGTGGCAACCTTAATTTGACCACTAGTTTTAGCATTATTCCTAATAGTTGTAAAATCATTATTTGTATCCCAATCTACAGGAAGAGGAACAAAGTTTAGAGAGTCAAATTTAATAATGTCACTAGGACTAATAGTATAAAGATACTTCCAAACATATCCATCACCAGAAGTACCAGCAACACGAGGTTCTAAATCAGTAAACTTTGGTTCATCCAAAGATGGTTTACCATTTGGGTTTTCTGGATCAATTCCATTATTTAAACAAACGTATACTCGAAATTCGCTGTTTACAATATAGAAGTTAGATGAATATAAACTAGTTTTATTTGATGAGTCTGATAGATTATTTCTATTAATATCATGCCTATACATATCGTAGATCGTTGCCGATGCCCACGAGAGTTTACGAACAACAGGTCTAATATCATCTGCTGATATCTTTTTCATTGCGATCATTGTATCCCAATAAAAATTTTCGTCATCAAAACAATCTCTGGGAGCAGGAGGACTTGTATCCCAGTCGGATTTATTTTCAGTGGCGTTTGGAAGACCAATGAAGGTATAAAAAGAATCTGTTGATGAACGAATTTTGTCTATAAAAGACCTTGCATTCTTGATTCTTAACTGATCAGTTATAATCGCAGCCATTTTCGAGTATAAGGTTTTGCTATGTTTTATTTATTATGTAATGTAACCGCTATATCTGAGAGGGTTAGTTCGTCGTATTACAGGATTGGTTACAATTCCTGCTTGACTTGTTCCATGACTAGCAGTAAATGCTTGTTTTTGGAGTCTAACTGTGAAGTTAACTTTGCCCCATGTATAGTCACCATATGAGGAAGTTGTTCCATAACCAACTACATTATCAAAACTAGAGATCTTAGCAACGACTGTCGTAACTGTTG